GCGCTATCTGGATCAGGGACAGCAGCAGGCCGAGCGCGATCAGCATGTCGCCCGCTGTCAGTCGGTGATAAAAGTCGAGTAAGTCCATTGGTGTCTCACCTCCCTCCATTAAGGAGCCGTGAGATGAACCGAGACTCCCTCGTGTATAGAAATGCAAAATAGTCCGCGAAACATTCAGCGAAATATTCCGCCCGACTACCCGAGCCCCTGCCAATCTTATGCCACTCCTTCGATGACGAGTATCTGAGATATTTTCCTGTCCTATTGTCATAAGCATGTCCGAACTCATGGAAGAGCACTGCCTGCATATCATCGTAGTCGGCATTCGAGTAAAAATAAATCTCCTGATCCTCAAAGATCTCGTACCCTAACGTGTTCTCCAGATCCGCCCCGCCGGTCTTGAGATACGCCGACCGCCGCAGGAAGTAGACACGCCGCGCCGTCTTCTGCACTTTTCGGGGCAGGAAGACGATCCACCGCTTAACGGCACGGACGCGCTTTTTTGGGATCTTAGTGTCATAGATCAGCGTTGTTCGCCCGACCTTCACACGCCTGAGCTTGATCCTCCCGCGCTTGACCGCATTGGCGAATGCCGGGTGCGACGCCCCTATGCTCGATGCCGTCCGCGCCGATGTGGGGACGGACAGCATCACGATGAGCATAAGGGTGAGGAGGATGTATCTGATTGTTTTGGTCATGTTGTTCGTTATAAGTTCCCTTTAAATCAGTTCTGTACGGTTGATAGATTATTAGCCACTACATTATTTTCTCCATTCATAATGGCAACATCTTCGCCAGAACCATAGATTATATTGTTACCGACCGCAACGATCCTATCGCCATAAACCCTAATACCGTTTCGACCTGCGATGATGTTGTTATTGGCAATTATTGCATTTCTTAGCGAATTGCCACCGTCACCGCCTGTGCTTTGGTCTGGCTGTGCGCATAACCATACACCATCTTTATCTGACTGCAAATTACAGCCGATAATAGATATATCCTCTTCAAATCCCCATACTGTGGAGATACATGCCGTTCTATGCCCCGTACTGGAATACGCTATGCAATTCCGAATGATCACGTTTTTAACGGTATTGTTTCCAGAATCCTTCGACCCGTGCATCATAATATCCGTTGCTTTATCGTCATTTTCATTGTGAACGATACAACCATCAATAACAACAGCTTTTGAATATCTATGTATCTGAATCCCTGTTCTGTTGGATTCACCAACATAGCAACCATATAACAGGATGTTGTTTGCGTTTTCAACACCAATTCCCTGATAGCCGTTTCCGTCGTATCTTCCGCCATATATGGATACATTGTCGGCATTAAATATAAATAAACCAAAACCCGGACAAAGATCATTCGGGCCGTACCCCTGCTGATTTGAACCGATAAATTCATCTGGAAAATAATTTATCTGATATGTTGATACGTCTCGACAAACAGTGTTGTTCCCGTGGAACATGATGCCAACCTGCCCCATATCATGAGCCTGTGTTGTATCGCCTTCAACGCAAAAGTCGGACAAAACACAATCTGCACCAACATATAACAGCGGATACCGCGTTCTGTGACCGCTTTCGGTTCTCCATGGGTAAGATGTTAGGCTAAATGTAGATGCAAGTTTTATCTTTGAAGAGTCACCATCGCCGAAAACCTTTTTACCATCTGGTATCTGGATAGTCTTGCTAATTAAATATGTTCCACTTGGCAAATAAACACTGTTGCAGTCAGTGCGTGAAAGAACCGCATTTAGTGCGTTAGAGTCATCTGTAGTTCCATCGCCCACAACGCCATAATTTTTAACGTTCAAGGCATCCGAAATATGCATACCGTCTATTGTATATCCCATCTTATCACCTCCTTATACTACAATTTCGCCAACTTCAAAAGTGCCAGTGCCAACGTTTGTATAGAATTTATTGCCAACAACATCATAGATGCCTGCTACATTATCAGATTTTCTATAGCACGGCACAGCATCGAAAAGAAGTGTTGCTCCAGAATAAAACTTGCATGAATACAAAGTGCCTTCTGTCGGTGTGCTTGCGTTGCTCTGATAGAAAAAGTATATAGGATAGCCAACTGTCGGAGTATTGCGTTCTACGCTTACGGTATGTCCGTTGCAGGATACAGATGTTATTGCCTTTCCTGCTGTCTGCGCATATTCGATGGCGGATTCTATGGTATAGCGTGTATTCCTGTCAAACGTCAGTTCTCTAATGTTAAGCCATCCACTTGTATACGTTGCTCCGTCTTCCGTCCATGTTACTGTATCGTTCGCAAAGCGGTTACCGATTCTGTTTGCTCCGCTGTCATATGGACATGCGAGCATAAAAAATCTACTTGTTGCTACAGAGGAAACGCCTGCGCCAACTGCTGTTGGCTGTGCTGTGCCTGCCAACTTCATATCGCCAACAACGCGAAACGGAATCTGAGAAAGGATATCTGTTTGAATAAACTGCGTACCCGTTGCCTCGATATATTCAACCTGTTCGTATTCTGACGGGAGATTCGGATTTCTGTTGCTCAAATGTAATGCACGTTTTAATGCAGTTTTATACAAATCGCCATCTTCATGAATCCACTCTAAATTATCAAGGCAGTCCATCAATGCACGTTTTGCATCGTCTGAGAACGTCTGACTTAAATCTGCCTTTAAGTCACTAATATCCGCAGTGTTTGTTGCAATCTGTGCGCTCGCGCTCGATATGGAATCAGCCGCGTCCTCTGCCCGGTCCGCCGCAGAAGCCGCATCCGCCGCCGCCTGCGTGGACGTTGCCGCGCTGTCAATAATGGCGTTGAGTTCTTTAAGCACACTTTCAGACGCAATCGTGTCTGCGTCCATGGCGGCGCGTTCAACATCCAGAATAAAATTCGCCGTGCTGAGCACCTTCGTGCCCTTTTTAAGCACGAGCTCGTAAACGTTCCGCCCCTTCGCGGCGGTCATCTGCTCGTTACCTGCGACGGTGACGGTCTTTGCAGAGACATCAATCGTAGCGTCCGCGTCATAGGCGTGCCCGTCCGTCTTCGTTCCGCGGATCATCGCGGTAGTTCCAGACTCCACCGTAAAGTTGCCGGCGGAAGAATAGAGCTCAAACACGAGCGAAAAGTCGCTGTCGTACTGCCCCAGATGGATGACCAGCGGGACAGCTCCGGGTCTCATGTCAATCCTGTTTGTCAGTGTCAGCATTTGCTATTCCCTCCTTAAAACGCTCTACATCGTCGAGCTTCTCCGCTGTCTCCTGCGCGACCATCGATCCGATCAGCGCCTCGTGTGCCATCTGGTGAAAAGTCCCCGCGACTGCGTCCATGATGATAGATGCCGTCTCTGGGTCAATCCCATTGGCGCGGCACAGATCGAGCGCCTGGGCGGCGATCTGCGCCCGGATTACTGTGTATTTTCTGGTGTCCATGTCATCCTCCGTTAATCTAACTGATGCCACGTATCAGACGAGCCCTGCTTGTAGTACAGATGTCCGTTGGTATAAGAAAAATGGATATGCGGCGATCCGCAGGTAACGGCATATCCCTGATGTGCTCCACCGTTGATCCACAGATCGTCATTATTCGTGCCACCGGCATAAAGCCAATCGTAATATGTGTCGAGGCTCGAATTATACTTTTTGACTGTGAAGCCCTTCGCCGCCGCTGATTTGTACTGCAAGGTAAGAGTTCCTGTCGTACGGAAAAGACCATTTGAGTAGAGCTCTAGCCGCGATCCCTGCGTGCTCCCCTGCCATCCCTGCAACCAAATCCCGTTAAAGTCTGTGTGGTACTGGTTGGAGTAATTTTCATAATAAAAATTGACGTGACCGGCGAAGATCGCGTCTTTGGCCTGCATCGAGCCAGAATTTGAAACGGCAAAAAGAATGTTGTTACTGCTGTCGAGCATTGTGATCGTGCCGTTCTTGATTGTCACCGCGCCGGCATCCGTCACAACGAATTTTCCAGAACCGAGGTTGATCGACCCGCGGGTCATGGAAAACAGGCCGCCGGTCAGATCCCACTTGTTTTTTCCGTCTACGCTCTGGATCACGCCGCCATAGATCACGTTTGCACTAAGCTGCCCCGTGTCGATGAAGTTCGCGACGAAGTGACCGTCGATCGTCCATGCAGTCGTAAATGGGCCGTTGACGCCATTCGATGAGAACCCGATGCCGTTCATATTGATCCGGAGGACGTTCACCGCGGTGGATTCGTCCTCCGTGTCCATGATCAGGATTTCGGTCGGCTTTTCGTTGGCGTCGTATCGGAACACGACGTGCCCGCCCTGCCCGCCGGTGATCATGCTCGTGGCGTAGTCGATCGCGGCCTGCATCATCGACGTCGTGGGCACTTTGGCGAGCGCCGCGTCCGTCTGCGCGGTGATCACGTCCCCGAAGGAGCTCCGCGGCTCCCCGAGCTCGATCTCATCATAACGATCCAGAAGCACGTTATAGACAGTTTTGATGACCTTAGCGGAGACGTTGACGTCTAGCTCCGGATAGACCACTGTCACGGTATCGCAGAGATTCACCCTCTCAAGCGGCGCGATCTGCGCGTATTCTTCCGTCTGCCAGAGCGCCACAAAGTCGATCTTGATGTTCCTCTTCGGAATCCACGACCGGCGCCTGTCGAGGATGGTCTGCGCCTTGCTTTCAAGCTGTGCCACGGTCGGCGCGTTCTGGTACTCTCCGGACAGATCCATCACCACCGTCCGCGTCGGAGACGATACGCCGGTCGCCACTACGACGCCGCCGTAAATACACTGACCGTCCTCTTCGGATGACAGCCAATACGGCACGACGGAATCATACACGTCGAGCGTGTCGAGCTCGTCCGTGATGTCGGTCAGATTTTTTCCATACCTGATCGTCACGCCGCTGTCGGTGCCGCGATTCTGCCAGAGCTTGACCTGATATTTATCAAATTCGTATTCCCCGCCGCCGAAGACGTCCAGAATAGACCCCTCCATGCCGCCAAGAATGGCGCGGGCGCTGACAGGCACGTCCACGCGGAATTCCGCCTCCGTGACCTTGTCCGTCCAGTAAGTAAAAGCATTGTAGGGCTGCCCCACATCGCG